TGCCACCATCTGGTATACTCCCCTTAATGATTAATCACTCAGTCTGCCCGGCAGCGACAAATCCATCTTATTTACGAAAGGAAATTTCAACATGTCACTCAAACGTTTTCGCTCTTCTTTGCGCTCATGGCTGCATCGCCGATTTTGCACCTCCTGCCAGATGGGCGTCCACTGCGGCGGCTGCACCTGTTGCAGCTAATAAAATAGAATTCCCGGCCCTTTCCACGTGGAAGGGCCGGGCCATCTCGGAGGCAGCCCATGGAAAAACTTTTAGAAATCCGTGACATCATTCTTGACCCGGCGCTGCAACCGCGCGCGGCGATGGATGAGGCGACGGTTGAGGAGTACACCGAGGTACTGCGGGAGGAAGGCCGCTGGCCGTTCCCACCGGTGAGCGTGGTTTTTGATGGGCAGCGATATTGGCTGTGGGATGGCTTTCACCGGGTCGAGGGAGCGAAGCTGGCCGGCTGGCTGCGGGATATCCCGGCGACGGTGCAGCAGGGGGACCGGGCGTTTGCACTGTGGCGGAGTTTTGGGGCGAACAAGACCCACGGCTTGCGGCGGAGCAACGCGGACAAACGGCGGGCGACGGAGATGGCGCTGATCACCGCGCCGCAGCGGAGCGACCGGGAGATAGCCAATCACGTGGGCGTCCATCACGACACGGTAGGGAGAATCCGCAAGGAGTTGGAAGCGACTGGCGGAATCCGCCAGTCAACCGAGCGGACCGGGGCGGATGGGCGGACGATCAACACGGCCAACATCGGCGGCCAGCCCAAAGATTCCCCAATTGGGGAAAAAGAGGAGACGGTGATGTGCCCCCACTGCGACGAGGCCATTTTCATCGAGCAGGACACCAAGCCCAATGGGAGCATTGTTTGCGATAGCTGCAAGCGCCGCTTTGCCAGTTATGAGGCGCTGCTGAAGGCGGTGGCCACAGGGGGTCAACAGCCCATAGTCAATGGTCAATTGTCAACTGCCCCCCAGCCCTCCACCCCCACTGGCCAGTTCGATTGCCCCTACTGTTTCGAGGAGAAGGTGGTCCACGTCAACGGAGGGGCCTGGTGCATGAGCTGCGGGGTGAAATGGGCGTCGGTCGCATCGTTCAAATTGGACCTGAAAAATTACGAAGTGCAGCAGGCGCACGAGGCCCACAAGCGTAATCTACAGGCGCTTCACGCGGCGGCGGGGAGTGAGGCGGCGGCCCAGATGGTGTTGGAGATGGAACAGGTGTATGAATTGCAAAAGCAGGCGATCAAAATCTTCAACCGGGTGCTGGACACGACGATCTTCGAGGACCTGGAGGCGCTGATTGCTCTGCTGGAGGATTTTGAGCTGGACACACCGCACCCCTCCGGCGTCCCTTCGGACGCGCCGGAAGCGGCGTCCCAGGGATCGAAGGGGTAAGAGGTCAAGTTTTTTAGGATGTCCCCCCCAAAGGGGATACGGAAGCCTATTGTCAAAATAGCTCAAATGGGCTATAATGGCCGCAAGGAAACCGGAGCCGGCTTTGCCGTCGCTCCGGTTTTTGTTATATCGGCCCAGGGGCGCTCCGGTTCCTGGGCTATTTTTTTATTTACAGCAGTGAAGGGTGGCGGATGCAGATTGGTCTTCATGCCAGGAATGGGCCGTTCGAGCAGGCCGATTTCGATATGATCGGCGCGGCCAGGATCGAGGCGCTGGTGGTGATGAGCAATATCAGCCTGGACACTCTCGCCCGGCTGCGCGATTTTTATCCCAACTTACAGTTCATCGCCCGACTTTATGATGACCGCTTCGGGACCGATCACCACCCCTCGCCGGTGGAGTTTGCCGACAAAATGATCCCCGTGATCGCCTCCCTCAGCCCCTACTGCCAGGATTTTCAAGTCCACAATGAGCCTAACCATCCGGCGGGCTATGAGGGCTGGCGGTCGGACGACGCCAGCGCCGTTGATTTCAACGCCTGGCTGAGCCAGGTCCTCGACTATCTCAAGGCCGGCTATCCAAAAGTCAGGTATGGCTTCCCGGGCCTGGCCATTCCCCACAATGACCTCAATTGGCTCTACATCTGCGCCACCAGCGTCCAGAAATGCGACTGGCTGGGCGTTCACTGCTACTGGCAGACGACGCCGGCGGAGCCGGACAATCACCTGAGCGCCGAATGGGGGTTTCGCTTCACTCAGTACCATATGATTTACCCAAACAAACTCATGCACATTACCGAGTGCGGCAATTCCAACAATCAAAGCGGCTACCCTCTGAGCGACCAGGAAATGGCCGAACAGTTAGTGGACTATTATGACGCCTGTTCTTTTTATTATTACATCGCCTCGGTTTGCCCCTTCATTGCCAGCAGCCCCGACCCGACCTGGCAGCCGTTTAGCTGGCGGCATCCTGACGGCAGCTTCAGGCCGGTGGTCGAGGCAGTGGGCAGTATGAGCCGGATGGAGGGTGCGCTGTGACCGCCGCTCACAAAATCGGCTTTCATATCAACGGCCCGCGCGCCGACGCCATCGAGGCGGCGATCCGGGTCCAGCCGCGGATTGTCAAAACGCTTGATTTTAGCGTGGACAGTATGCGCCGGCTGCGGGAGAACATCCCCGGCGTCATCCTCATCGGCCGGCTGGTGGTCAGCCCCCAGGAGTTTGGCGCAAGCCTCGACGAGGCTGTCGCCAGGGGCCGCGAGTTTGCCGAGCGGATTTTGCGGGAGGAGGTCAACCAGCACCATTTTGGGGACCAGCCGCTGGTCCGCTTCTGGGAAAGCCTGAACGAGGTCTTTCCGGAATGGACCGACGACGACACCCAAAAACGCTATGATGATTATATGGTCGCCTTCGGGGAAACAATGGCCATGGCCGGCTTTGAGCCGGTGGCCTTCAATTTCGGCCAGGGCAACGGGCGGGGGCTGAAGTGGCTGGAACTGTATCCCGGCACTCTCGAAACCTACACCCATCTGGGTTTTCACGAGTACGACTGGCCGACCATGGACCGGCTGCACACCATCGGGCTGAACGGCCCTTCGGAGCCATGGAACTTTGTGCCTGGTCTCAAACCGCACCGGGGCAACGATGGCATGTGGCGCTGCCTGCGCTACCGCCGGATCATGAACGAGGGCATCCGGCAGCGCTACGGCGATCAGCACAGGGTCATTATCACCGAATGCGGCATGACTCAGGGGGTCTGGACGCCGGCCCAGGACATCGGCTGGCTGGCCGCCGAGTGCACCGTCCCGGCTGATATACCGGGCGGAGTGGTTCCGACGCCGATCCCGGCCGAGGATTACTACAGCTCTCTCCTCTGGTACAACGGCGAGCTGATGAAAGATGATTACGTGTTGGGCGCGTGTCTCTTTGTCACCGGGGCTTCAGGCGGCTGGGACACGTTTGAAACGTTGGGAACTATTGTTGACGGTCTAACTTAGGCAAGCGGCCCTGTAAGAGCCAGGGTAGAAAGGCAATTATGCAGGCGAGTGAATATTATAACTACGCACCACTTAATGACTTACCGCCCAAAATCCAGCAGGACTTTGGGGCAAGCCTCGAACGCAATGTGCAAACGGCACACCATTGGTATCTGGTCGAGGCGCACAAAACTCCGCCCAAGAGCTGGCAGGAAGGCCGGATTATTGCCCACTTGATTTTTGAGGATGGGCTGCCGGCCTCAAGCGTTGACGTGGCTTTTCATTACAGCACCGCCCCCTGGTCCTACACCGTCGGGCCTAATTTTAAATGGTCGCCGCCTACTCCCCACAAGGCCCACGTGGTGCCAACCGGGGGCGGGGGCGAGATTGATGAAGTTCAGGGGAGTACTATCGAGGAAGGTGGCAGCGGTGGCATGACCGTTTGTGTCCTGGACCCGGCCAATTCCAGTGACGTGGTTTTGGGGGCCGGGATGCTGGCCGATCACAGTGGGCTTTATTTGACGTTTCAATTGCGATAACGGCGCCAGAGGCGGCTTGATTTACCTCCTGGGGCTTTTCCTGGCCCTGATCCCCGATTATCACATCATCGGGCCCGGCGCTCTGTCCTATACGACCGTTTTGGAGCAGGTGGCAGAGCGCCGGATCAGATTAGGGTTTGGCCTGAGTGAAATCGAGGTCGGGGCGGTCCTGGTCGCCCCGGCCAACTGCCGCCACCTGGGCCAGCGCGGCTGGCTCCTGGCCGACGGCATCCACCGGGTGGTAGTAGTGGATTGTGAGAATGGCAATCATGCCGGCCAGATGACAGCCCGGGGCATATTGGCCGATGTGTCACGGGAGAAATTGGGGCACCAGGCCGGCTGGCTGATTTTGGAAGGGAGAAGTGAAAATGGTCCTGGGGATTGACCTTATTTTATACATCGCGGCTTTTATTCTGTTTTTGCTTGATGGCTTCAGGGTGCAGGCGCCGGTCCACTTTACCAGCATCGCCTTTGCATGTTTGGTGCTATCCCTGATTTTGTAGATTGTGGCATCACGGAATCAACGCATCCCCTATGTTCAGGGGGGCGTACTTTACAAATTTGACGGATCGGTGGTGTGCGGCCTGGGACCCCGGACCGGCTGGCTCGATTGGCTGAAAGACCAGGGGCATCGCTCGTTTCGCTTTGAGAGCGCGGCGGGGGCGACATGCACGCTGGTCAAGGAGTGGCGGAAGGGGACGAGCGGTGAGTACCATTCATACTGGTACGCGCACAAGCGGATCAATGATAAGCTGCGGCGGCGGTATGTGGGCAAGGCGGAGAAAATGACGCTGGCCAGGCTGGAGTCGGTGGCGATGGCGTTGGGTCAGTTGGAGCTGGCGCTGTGAGGCGGTCCTTGGCCTCTACGGGCCTCCCTTCGGTCGTCGTTGGGGACTGTACCCAACTCGCCGGCGGCGCCAGGCTTCCCCAATTGGGGAATTGGCCAATCCGGACCGGGAACGGCTCCGGCCCCAATGTTCCCTTGAGGAAAGGCAATCTCACAACAAGGCATGGTCGGTAGGTGAAGCGTGGCGCTGCCGTATGTTGTGAGATTCGCAGGAAGGGATAGGCAAATTAATGCCCACTAGACCTCGCAGCCCGTGCTCTCATCCGGGCTGTCCCAACCGTAAGCCGTGCCCCATTCATCGGGCGACGCGCGCGCCAGACCTGCGACCCAGCGCGGCGGCGCGGGGCTACGATCAGAAGTGGCGGCGGATCCGGGCCGCGTTCTTGAAGAAGCATCCCAACTGTGTGGACTGTGGTGAGCCAGCAACAGAGGTAGACCACATCATTCCACTTGAGGCAGGCGGCACGAATGAATGGAATAATCTCCAGTCCATGTGCAAGACCCATCACAGTCAAAAGACTAATCGTATTGATGGTGGGTTCGGCAATACAAAGGGTAGGGGGGTAAAAAGTCTACAGCCTGGCCCTAGACCGGGTGGGGCAGTCTCGCGCGCACCATCGCAAATTTCCCTAAAAAAGTGAACGGGTAGAACGATACTATTATGTCAACCAGAGGGCCAAAACCTAAACCGACTGAGTTAAAGAAAATCCAGGGGAATCCGGGGCACAGACCGCTGAACCAGGGCCAGCCCAGGCCCAAAATGCCGGTCAAGAAGGGACGCGGCATGCAGCCGATTGCCCGAAAGTTCTGGGACGAGTACGCGTCCGAGCTGGAGCGGCTGCAAATCCTGACCGGCGTGGACAGCGCGGCGTTCCGACTAATGGCGGAGCACTTCGGCTTTGCGGTGCAGGCGGCGAAGCAGCTCCAGGCGGAGGGCCTGACCGTTGAGACGGCCAAAGAGGGCGTGAAGAAAAATCCGCTGGCTCAAATTTTCAAGGACAACTCACTGGCGTTTAAAAGCTATGCCGCCGAATTTGGATTGACGCCCAGCGCCCGCACCCGGCTGCGAATGGAGCCGGAGGGGGAGCAGCTTAGCCTGGCAGAGCAGTTGTTCAAGGCGGTGGTTGAGGTGGTGGATGAGCCGGCGCAGCAAGATTCCTGAGGCAGGGATTTACCCGGCAGACCTTGATCTGGCCGAGTGGCGATTATTTGAACGGCTGCGGTCCCTGCGGCGGCGCAGGCAAAATAAAATCCTACTTATTCGGAGTGAGGACTGCCGCGAGATAGGCAATCTGCCGGCAGAAAAGAAGAAATCCCATTAGCCTGGCCGGGAAATATCGGCTATAATGGCAACCAACGAAATATCCCGGTCCGCGTGAAACGAAGACACACCCGGGCGAGCCTTTAATTTGGGCTTGCCCGGTTTTTTTGTCCCCTAATATGGTCACTTATTTAGCCGGTCCGCAAGGGACCAAAATTCAAACCACATCCGGCCCGCGCTTCACGGCGGAGCAGTACGTTGATGATGTACTGAGCGGCCGGCAGAGGGCCTGCCGTTGGGTCAAACTGGCCTGCGAGCGCCACCGGCGCGATTTGCAGACGGGCCACCGGCGCGGGCTTTATTTTGACGACACGGCGGCGAAGGTGGCGATTGGTTTCTTTTCAGTGCTGCGGCACTGGAAGGGCGAGTGGGCCGGACAGCCGGTCACACTTGAGCCGGCGCAGCAGTTCTGGATCTGGAGCCTATTCGGCTGGAAGCGGGAGGATGGTACGCGGCGCTTCCGCACGGCTTACCTGGAGGTCGCCCGGAAGAACGGCAAAACGACCATCGCCGCCGGGGTGGGCTTATATCTCGCGTTTGTGGACGGCGAGCCGGGGGCGGAAGTGTACAGCGCGGCCACGATGCGCGACCAGGCCCGGATCAGCCACCGCGACGCGACGCGGATGGTCAAATCATCGCCGCAGCTCCGGCAGTTAATTGGGGTGTACCGGGATAACCTGCACGAGGTCAGGAGCGGCAGCAAGTTCGAGCCGCTGAGCGCCGATTACAACAGCCTGGACGGGCTGAACGTCCATGGCGTGATCGCCGACGAGCTGCACGCCTGGCCGCAGCCGGAGCTGTGGGGCGTGCTGAAGACGGGCACCGGCTCGCGCCGGCAGCCGCTGATGCTGGCCATCACTACGGCCGGGGTGGACCAGCAGGGGGTCTGCTACCGTCAAAGAGAGTATGTGACGCGGATCCTGAAGGGCATCATTCAGGATGACGCCTATTTTGGGATCATCTACACCCTGGACACGAAACAGGACTGGCCGGACCTGGAGGCTGACGATGGCTGGCAGGATGAGCGCAACTGGGTCAAGGCTAATCCCAATCTGGGGGTGTCCAAAAAATGGGAGACGATGCGCAGTGACGCGGGCGAGGCGGCCAATATGCCGGCGGCGTTGAACCAGTTTCTGCGCTGGCATTTGAATGTCTGGACCCAGGCGGTCACACGCTGGGTCAACCCGATTTTTTGGGCAGCCTGCGGCCAGCGGGCGGTTGACCGGGAGCAGCTTTTGGGCCGGGCCTGCTACGGCGGGCTGGACCTGTCGCAGATCTACGACATCACGGCCCTGGCGCTGGTCTTTCCTCCGGAGGAAGACGACGAACCATACCAGGCGCTCTGCGTTTTCTGGCTGCCGGCAGACAACATGATCGAGCGGGTCCGCCGAGACCAGGTGCCCTATGACGTGTGGGCGCGGGCCGGCTTTCTCAAGCTGACACCGGGGAACGTGGTGGATTATGACTTCATTCTGGCGGAGATTGGGGAGCTGGCGGAGGAGTTTGACCTGCGCGAGATTGGCTATGACCGCTACGGGGCGACGCTGGTCAGCCAGCAGCTCCAGGAGATGGGCGGCGATGAATGGGTGGTGCCGATTGGACAGGGGTTTTTGAGTATGTCGCCGCCGATGAAGGAGCTGGGCAAGCTCGTCGCCGGCCAGAATTTGGCCCATGGGAACAATCCGATCCTGACCTGGATGGCCGACAACCTGGTAGCGGTTGAGGACCCGGCCGGCAACATCAAGCCGGACAAGTCCAAAAGCCGGGAGAAGATAGACGGGGTTGTTGCCCTCATCATGGCGCTGGACCGGGCAACCCGCCACATTGATCAATCGCCGGGGATACGGATCCTATGAATAGTTCGATAGGCTCACTATGGAACGATTTCCTGATGTTTGGCGGGGCTTGCTTCGTACTGGCGGGCTGCTACCTGATCACGCCGGCGCTGGCGCTGGTGGCCCTGGGCCTGATTTTGATGGCGGCCGGCCTGGCCCGGATGCGAGGTTCACATGGCTCTGATTGAAAAGCTGCTCAATTGGCAGCCGGGCACATTATCGCCGAAAGCTGAAAGCAATCCCTGGATTTCTCCGGCCTTTTGGGGCCTGGACAGCGCGTCCGGGCCGGCAGTCGGGCCGGATACGGCGCTGAAGATCAGCACGGTCTACGCCTGTATGGGACTGCTGTCAGAGACGATAGCCAGCCTGCCCCTGGTGGTTTTTCGCTACATCGAAAACGAGGAAGGGCGGGAGCGGGCCAGAAATCACCCCCTTTATCCGATATTGCACGACCAACCCAACGAAACGCAGACAGCCTTTGATTTTACGCAGATGATGCAGGCGCATGCGCTGATGCGCGGCAGCGGCTACGCCAAAATGGTGGCCGGGCCGCGTGGATTTGTAGACCAGCTCATCCCCCTTCACCCGAATAATGTCCGCAAGGAGAAGCTGACGAACGGGCGGATCCGCTATCAGGTGACTGAGGATGATGGGCGGGTAAAGGCTTACAACAATGAGGATATTTTTGAGGTGGGGGGCCTGACCCTGGACGGCTGGAACACGGTCAGCGTTATTACCTATGCCAGGGATTCGCTGGGCTTGAACCTGGCGGCCGAACGGTACGGCAGCCGCTTTTTCAGGAACGACAGCCGCCCGGGCGGGGTGCTGAAGACGGATACGACCCTGAAGGGCGACGCGGCCAAGCGGATCAAGGCCGAGTGGGAGACGCTGCACGCCGGGGGGAATCAGCACCGGGTAGCCGTGCTGGAACAGGGCCTGGAGTGGCAGCAGATAGGGATCAGCCCGGAGGAGGCCCAATTTTTAGGGACGCGGGAGTTCCAGGCGGAGGATGTTACACGTTGGTTCCGCGTGCCGCCGCACATGGTTGGATTGACCAGCAAGGCCACGAGCTGGGGCAGCGGGATTGAGGAGATGAATATCGGCTTCCTGACCTATACCCTGCGGCCGTGGCTGACCCGCTGGACCCAGGCCATCAAACGCGATTTGATTTTGGCCCCACAGACCTATTTTGCTGATTTTATTGTCGAGGGCTTGCTCCGGGGCGATATTGAGACCCGCTACAATGCCTACGCGGTTGGGCGGCAGTGGGGCTGGCTGAGCGTGAACGAGATCCGGCAGCGTGAAAATCTCAATCCGGTGGCGGGAGGAGATCAGTTTCTCACGCCGCTCAATATGAGTCCGGCAGGAGCAGGGGGGCAGGGGAGCAGAGGGGCAGGGGGGAATTCTTTCTCCTCCGCTCCTCCGCTCCCCCACTCCCCTGCTGTTCATTACCGCCTGCTGGCGGAGGAGAGCGCGGCCAGGCTGGTACGGAAGGAGATCGCGGCGATAGGGCGAATGGCGAATGGCGAATGGGGGGAGGACCAGGCCGACCAGGTGAGCCGATTTTACCGGGACCACGTGGCTCTGGTAGCTCAGGCGATGCGGATCCCGATGGAGAAGGCGGCGGTTTACTGCGACCGGGGGCGAAACGAAGTTTTAGAGAAGGGCGCGGCGGCGCTGGCCGATTGGGAGCCGCGGCGGGTATTGGAATTGGCGGATTTAGCGATGAGTACGGAAGTAGTCAGCAGTCAGTAGTCAGAGAAGAGATTATCTGACATCTGACTACTGGCTACTCTTCATCTGGAGGCGAAATGTACGAGCACATCGTTCAGGCGGTCCAGGCGCTGCCCTGGGCAATTTTACCGGAAAAACTGGCGGTGATCCAGCAGATTTTGGTTATACGGACATCCGGATACCGGCCCACAGCAGAAGAAATCAAGGCGGAGCTGGAAGCGGCCCGCAACGGCGAGAGGCAGGCGATCAGCGGGGGCACGGCCATTGCGATCATCCCCATCGTCGGAACGCTGATTCCGCGTGGAAATATGTTAATGGAGGCCAGCGGGGCGGTCAGCGTGCAGCGGCTGACGGCGGCGTTTCGGGCGGCGCTGGCTGACCCGGAGGTGGGCAGCATCATCCTGGATGTGGATTCGCCGGGCGGCCAGGTGGGCGGAATTGAGGAGCTGGCGGCGGAGATCTACCAGGCCAGGGGTCAAAAACCAATCACCGCGGTGGCCAACACCCTGGCGGCCAGTGCCGCCTATTGGCTGGCCAGCGCGGCGAGCGAGCTGGTGGTTACGCCGTCGGGCGAGGTGGGCAGCATCGGGGTGTTTGCGATCCACGAGGATTACAGCGCGGCGCTGGACAGGGTTGGGGTAAAGGTCTCGCTGATTTCTGCCGGCAAATACAAAACCGAGGGCAATCCGTTTGAGCCGCTGGGAGAAGAAGCGCAGGCGGCGGTCCAGGGCACGGTCAACGATTACTACGATATGTTCATCAGGGCGGTAGCCAGAGGCCGTGGGGTGAGCCAGGCCGATGTCATTGCCGGTTTCGGCGAGGGCCGGGTGGTGATGGCGGAGCAGGCGGTCCGGCTGGGAATGGCCGACCGGGTGGCTACCATTGACGAGGTGATCGGCGGATTGCAGGCCGGCAGTTCAAAGGGCAAGCAGGTCCGGGCGGACGACGGTGAGGACCGTTTGCGGCGGCTGCGGGCGTACAGCAGGTAGCAGGGCGCAGAAGGATTGGGGACGCCTGGCGGCGCTGAAGCCGCTGGCCAATTCCCCAATCGGGGAAATACAAAGTGAATTTCCGGGTCCGTTGATCCGGTTTGGATAGCTCCGTAGAGCGGGTTAATTGTCAATATTCAATGGTCAATTTTCAATTGTTAATTTAGGAGCGAACAATGAGCAATTCACGATACCATTTTTTGGTGCAGCAGCGGGCCGACCTGGTCGCTGAAGGTAAGGCGCTGCTGGCCACTGTCGGGGAACGGCTGCTGACCGAAGAGGAGAAGGCGCAGGATGACCAGATCACGGCCCAGATTGCGGCCCTGGATTTGGAGATAGGGCGGGAAGAGAAGCGGCGGGCACAGGAACGAGGCGCGCCGGCGATCCTGAAAACGCCCCGCGGGGATAATTTCGGCAGCGCCTTTGCTCACTGGATCCAGACGGGCGATAAGGGCGGGCTGGAAGCATCGAACTTTGAGCCGGTCCCTGGCACGCCGCGCGGCGCTGGCGAGGGCTACACCATTTACGGGGCATCTAACGCCACCGATATGAACATCGGGACGGCGGCGGATGGCGGCGACCTGGTTCCAACCGGTTTCTACAACCAGATCATCGCCCGGCGCGACGAGACCATGCTGGCAGCCCAACTGCCCATCCTGCGCATTCCGGGCATCGGGACAACGGTGGATGTGCCGATTGACAACGAGGCGGACGGGGAGTTTGTGGCGACGACTGAAGCCAACACTTTCGATCTGGACGCGCCGGCAGTGTCCAAGAAGTCGCTGACCCTGGTCCTGTACAGCAAATACACCGACGTGTCTTACCAGCTTCTGGAGGACACGCCCACAAACCTGCTGGCCTTTATTTCAGACTTTGTGGGGCGGGGGATGGCCAAAACCCATAACAGCCTGCTCCTGACCGAAGTGGCGGCCAACGGGACCAGCTTCAAGACGTTTGCCGGGGCGGCGGTCATCGCCTTTGGCGAGCCGGAGGATATTGTCGGAAATAACGACCTATCGGCTTACCTGGACGAGGATGCGGCTGTGGCCTGGGTGATGCGATCTTCGACTCACTGGGATCTGAAAAGCATCGTCGGGACAGACCGGCAGTATGCGGTGAACGAGGACCGGGGCCGGACGCTGCTGGGCTACCCGGTTTACTACAGCCAGAAGGCGGCGGCGGCCGCTGCCAGCGCCAAGAGTATATTCTTTGGCAACTGGCGCAATGTGGGGATGCGCGAGGGGAACGGGATCACCTTCCTGCGCGATCCGTACACCGTGGCAGTCAAGGGCCAGGTCCGGCTATTGTGGTATTTCCGCACGGTTTATGGCGTGCTTCAGGCGGAGGCGATTGGATATGGCCAACATCCCTCGGCCTAGTGCTAACTAACGAGGTTCATTGACCGATGAAGGACGTTTTGGTGTTTACGCCGGTTTACCGGCTGGAAGCTGAAACGGTGACGGCGATTTTCTCGCTGGAGTGGGACGGGCCGATCTCGCTCCTGCTCCAGCGGGATAACCCGCAGGGGGAGCCGTATGCCGATCACCTGCACCAATACCTGCGGGCGCAGGATTTATTTCTGGCCGGCCCGTTTGAGGCGCTGCTGGTGATCGAGAGCGACATCATTCCGCCAGCGGACACGCTGAAGCGGCTGGCGGCGCTCGACTGCGACCTGGCTTATGGCTGCTACCAGTTCCGGGGCGGGAATGTGAGCAACATTCTGCGCAGGTACTACGATTGGCCGCAGCAGTCCCGGAATATGGGCGAGAGCCTCCAGATCACGCCGGGACTGTGGAGCGCGGCCAGGCGGCGGGGCGTGGTGGACTGCTCCGGCAGCGGCTTGGGCTGCATCCTGATCCGGCGGCACGTGCTGGAGGAGACGCCGTTTGAGGCAGCGCCCAATGTGGGCTTTTTTGACTGGCACTGGACGGAGAGGTGCTACCAGAAGAATTACCGGATGCGGGCGGAGATGAACGTACTGTGCGGGCACAAGGATGTGGATGGAAAGGTGTTATGGCCACCGGTAGGAAGTAGGGAGTAGGGAGTATGCCCTTTTTGGAGGTGATCACCCGCTACTACAAGCGGCCGGGGATGCTGGCCAGGAACCAGGCCAGCCTGCAATTACAGACCAGTGATGACTGGAAGCAAACTTTGTTGGGAGATTCGGTGGGCCGGGGCATCGCCTGGGCGGCGGAAAACCTGGGGATGTACGCGCCCAACCTGGTAGGCGAATATATCTGGCTTTTGGACGATGACGACGAATGTACCCGGGCCACGCTGGTGGATGAACTGAAGGGGATCGTGGAGCTGCACCACCCGGATGTAATAATGCTGAAAATGGACCATGGTCCCCTGGGGACCCTGCCCGGCCCGGCTGATTGGGGCAAGGGCGTAACCGTGGGCGGGGTGGGCAGCAGCGCCTTTGTTATCCGGCGGGCAGTGTGGCAGGCGCACGCGACAGCCTGGCTGCCGGGGATGTATCACAGTGATTTTAATTTTATTGCGGCGGTGCTGGAGAGCGGTCCGTTGGTCTACTGGCACGATGTGGTGGCCAGCCGGGTGCAGCGGATCAGCATCGGGAGAGCGGAAGATGAAAGTTAGAGCACTTATTTCATTTGTGGGCTATGACCAAAACCGGACCAAATACCGGGTTCAAGAGGGACAGGAGTTTGATTTGCCGGCAGGCGTGGATTGGTTGAAGGCGGGGCTGGTGGAGGAGATCAAGGCCAAGGCCAAGGAATTGCCCTCGCCCCAACCCAAAGCGAGAGGGGGAAAAGCCAGGCAGGAGGAACTGCTTTAATGGCCGCAAAGGGGTATTGTACCGCAGACGAGGTGGCGGCATTTCTGGGTAAAACGTTCACGCCGGCGCAGGAAACCAACTGCGATTTACTGATCGAGCTGGCCGAGGTGGAGATTGACGAGGAGACGGGCCGGGGCTGGCTGGTTGGGCCGCAGACGGACGAGATTTACTACCCGTCTCCACCCGGTTCGTTCTGGAATAACGTGGTGTTTCTGCGTTACACGCCGCTTTTGACCATCGAGGGTATTACCGGGCGGACCGGGCCGGGCGAAGACGAGACGGGGCTGGCGGCGGATGTGGATTACGAAGTGCGGGACCCGGCAGCCGGGACGATCCGGCTGCTGAACGGGGGCTATGAGCGATTATTGCTCTCTTACACGCCGGTGGATGAGGTGCCGGGCGACATCAGGCAGGCAACGATAGAACTGGTTGCTACCCGAATCCAGCCGCAGCTCCAGCCGGGCACGTTTGGCGTTGATTCGTACAGCCTGCCGGATCTGACGGTAAATTTCTCCCGCAGCCACGTGCAGGCGGCATTTCCGCCAACGGTGCAACGGGTGCTGGATCGCAATCGCTACCGGGTGCAGGCGTGAGGAACTGATGTTTGGACTGGACCAGACGGCGAATGTGTATATCCCGAATGAGATGGATGGTAATTTTACCCAGCTCGCTAAAAGCGGCCTGGTCTGCCGGCTGGCCTACATCCAGGAGGGCGGGACAACCATCGGCGGCGAGCGTGAGGATATTGGCAGCCGGCGGCGGCTGCTGTGGGATGAGGTTTACACCATGCCGGAAACGGCCCAGGTAGAGGTAGATGGCGAGCGGTGGAATGTGTCGCCGGGGACGTATGGGGCCTTGCGTGGGCCGGACAGCAGCGTGGTGTATCGCAGGTGCGAAGTGGTGAGGGTGATTTGATTTTGGATTTACGATGGCCTCTTCGGGCCACTTCGTTTACGATTTACGATTGGGGACGCCTGGCGCGACCGCGGCCCTGTTTTTATTCCCCAATTGGGGAAACAGACTGGCCAGCCGGCGCGGATATCCGTCCCCAATGAACATCACGCTGAAGGGGATGGAGGATGCCGAGAAACAGTTTGTACGGATCGAACGCGGGCTGAAGGCGCTGCACAATTACATTGGGGTTGTGAAAAGCCGGATGCCCTACGCCTGGGGCATCGAATACGGGCGCCACCGGGTCAGCGGCAAGCTGGCCAGGAAGGCCGGCGGCGCGTTTTATATCCGGCGGGCGATAGACACGGTGCTGGCCGGGGCGGACCACGATTTGAGCGAGGGTCTGAACAAGGTAACAGCGCCGGGGGTGTGGGTCGTCAGGCGGCTGGCGCTGTGGGCCAGGCGGCTGGCCCGGATCAACGCCCCGCGCGGCGGGAAGAAGCCGCGCAGCTACCGGCTGTACCGATCCATCCAGTACGAGGTGAGGAAGAAGTGAGGCGTGGAGCGTAGAAGATGAGTTTTAACACCACAGCGGTGGCCAATGCGTTGGTGTCGGTCCTTCAGGGGCTGAGCGGGATGGGCACGGTGCAGATCGGCACGCCCGAGAGCGTGGGACCGCGGGTGATGAGCTACGTAACGCTGGGCAGCCAGGCGACCACGCGGAAGGTGATCGGGGTGGTGACGCGGGATACACGGTTCTTTTGTATGTTCGCTTACCGGCTGGACGGGGCGGAGGCAGCGGCGGAGACGACGCTGATGAGCCTGGTGGATGCGTTTATGGCGGCCCTGTTTGCCGATTTGACCCTGGGCGGAACGGTCACTTCATTGGAAGCCAACAGCCAGGCGGCGGACGAGCCGGATTACCAACTGCGGGCCGGGAAAGAATACCGGGAGTACCCGGTCATGGTGACGGTGACGCAGCGGGACAGCTACGAGGTGAACCCGTGAGGGATTTACACTTGTGCCTCCGCACGAAGTGCAGGCGATTTACGATTTACGATTAATCCAGCCGGAGGTGAAGCGTGACGGTGAAATTTAAATACATTGGCAGCGGGGAATTTTTTATCGGGATCCCGGCGCGGGATTTGATGGAAGAAGATTGGGAGCGGCTGGACGAGGAGCAGCAGAAAATGGTCACTGCCAGCCAAATTTACAAGAAGGCTGAAGCCCTGGCCTCAAACGCCAAGGCGGCGAAAGAAGAGGAGGACTCGAAATGACCGGTGAACTTTGGCGAAGTACCTTTCAGATCGGGAAGGAGAGCACCGCAGGCACAACGGTAGCAGCCACCCGGAAGATGTATTTTGATATTGACGGCTCGAGGCTCAGCCGGGAGCGGGCGGCCAGGCCGCACAAATTTGCAACCGGATCGAGGGATAACGTGCGGGCCTTCACCCTGGGGCCGACGACGGTGGGCGGGCCGCTGAAGCTGCCGCTGTCGGCGAGCGAGATCATCGAGCTGCTGCTGATGGGCATCAAGGGCGGGGTCACGCCCACGGGCGCGGGCACGACCAAGCTGTGGACCTTTACGCCGGGGACCAGCGTGGACGCGGCGACGCTCGAATGGAACGACGGGGCCGCGGCCTGGGAAGCGGGCGGCTGCTATGTCAATAAGCTCAAGATCAGCGGCAACGTTAAAGAGGAGACCTCGGTCGAGGCCGAGGTTTTTGGGATGAACCTGGCCGCGGCGGCGCTGACGGGCGCCCTGACGGACCGGACGCCTGATTTTATCGAGGGCTGGGAGACCAAGCTCTTTATAGACGCCTATGGGGGCACGGCCGGGACGACCCAGGTGACGGGGACGCTGATCAACTGGGAAGTCGAGATTGACAACCAGATGGGCCGGAAATATTTTGCGGCCAACACCCTGGACGTGGGGGCGCTGACCATCGGCGAGCTGGCGGTCAAGGCCAAGCTGACCTTTGAAGCTTCGGCGCCGGCGGCGGCGACCGAGTTTGCCAATTGGGACTCGGTCACCGAGCGTCTGGTCCGGCTGGATTTTGGCAACAACGAGGTCATCGAGACCACCAACAAGAAGTTCGTGACAGTGGATCTGCCCGGCGCCTGGGATGCGTTTGACCTGGGCGGGACGGACGAGGGCACAAGAACTTACGAGCTGGGACTCCAGTATGTCTACGATGTGACCAATGCCTTCGGGCTGCAAATTCGCTGCCAGAATGCCAGGGCGACTGCATTTTAGATTTACGATTTACGATTGGGGCGCTCGATGCCGGCAGCTCCGGAGCGGCCGGTCCCCAATTGGAGGTGAGTGATGGCTGAAGGCAACGGCCACGGGCCGCAGATCAAGCGGAGAGAGGCGTGGGTGGAGCTGCCGGCGGAGTATGAGGGTTTCCGCTTCAGGATGTGGCTGAACGCGCCGACGCGGATCTGGAGCGAGCTGAACGGGGAGAGCGAGAAGCAGGCGCTCGAGGCGCTGCGGCAGCTCGTGCTGGAGCACAACGGCTGGCTGGATTTTGACGGCCAACCCTATCCTGCCGCGGGAGAGGTCAAATTCTGGGAGGAGATCCCTACGGAACTGGCGGCCTGCATGCTGGTGGCGGCGCAGGTGGAAATGCAGAAACTCCCAAATTCGATGGCGCCGCAGAGGCGGCGCTCAAAACGTGGCTGAAGGCGAAGAATAAGGCGGGACTGGATCTGCCCTGGGTTTACATACGGCGGGTAGTGGCCCGAAGCTGGGGCGTGCCGCCGTGGGTGGTGGACGAGGCCCCGGTGGATGAGGTACTGACGGAGCTGAGGATTTTGGATCTTGAAGGGGAAGCAGGGAGTAGGGAGTAGGGAGTAGGGAGTAAAGGTGGCCAATTTAAATATAGCCCTGCAAATTTCAGCCGTTGATAATGCTTCTGGCCCCATTGGCCGCATCAAGAGTGCCCTGGGCGGGATTGGCAGCGCGGCGGGGACGGTGGCGACAATAGCGGGCGGAGCGCTGCTGACGGGTATCGGGGTGACGGTGGCCGGGCTGGATGCGGCGGGCGTGGCCGGGCTGGGCTTCAATAATTCGATGGAGCAGGTGGCGGCGCAGTTAAATGCGTTTACGAAAGATGGGGAGAAGACCTCGCAGATTCTGGATATGATCCGGGAGCGGGCGGCCAAGACGCCGTTTGAGTTCGAGCAGATGGCCCAGGCGACCACGGCGCTGTATCCGGCGGCGACGCAGAGCGGGGTGGCGCTGGAGGAGTTAATAGCACAGGCGGAAATTCTGGCGGCCAGCAATCCGGCCCAGGGGCTGGAGGGGGCCGCGTTCGCTTTAAAGGAGGCGGTGGGCGGCGATTTTACCAGCATTATCGAGCGGTTTAATCTGCCGCGGCAGTATTTAAACCAGTTGAAGGAGGAGGGGGTACCGGCGGCGCAGGCAGTCGGTATGGCCATGCAGCAGATGGGACTGGACGCGAGCCTGGTCAGCAATCTGGCGGAGACGGCGAGCGGGCGCTGGAGCACGCTGAAGGACACGTTTGTCACCTTGTCGGCGACCGTGACCCAGCCGATTTTTAATGCCTTCTCCGATTCGTTGGGACAGGTGAACCAGGTACTGGCGGAGAATGAGCCGCTGCTGACAGCGCTGGCGCAGCAGTTGGCGGGGGGTATAGCCACCGGGATTAATTGGCTGGTAACGGTGGGGCTGCCGGGGATGTGGGGAACGATGCAGACAGTCTGGGCCTGGATCAGCGGGACGGCCATCCCGACGCTGCAATTATGGGGACAGACGATCAGTGATTTTGTAACCCCGAAGTTTGAGGCGCTGTCGGTGATCCTGGACCAATTTATAACGGCGGTGATGCCGCCCCTGCAATTAGCGTGGCAGGCGATAGTCACGGTCTGGACGACCGAGGTGGGGCCGGCCCTGGACGAACTATGGGCAGCCCTGGGCGAGCTGTTTGAGGCGCTGGGCCTGGGCACGGGCGAAACCGATTTATGGGGCGCGGCCCTGCTAACGCTGACAGGGTTTTTATATGGGGTGACGCAGACCGTGCAGGCCCTGACGCCGGTCATCCACCTGCTGGGCGGGGCGATCAGGTTAGGAATTGACCAGGTGACAAATATGGTTGAGGGGCTGGCCAGTATGAAGCGGGGGGCGGATGCGGTGATTGCGCCGCTCCAGGCGGTGGCGGATAAAATCGGCGATTTGATTGCTTCGGCGGCGAATATGCCGGATTGGCTCATTCCCGGCAGCCCGACGCCGTTTGAATTGGGCCTGCGGGGCATTGGGGACGCGGCCAGATCGCTGCCGGCGCTGGCGCTGCCGGGGGTTTCGGCCCTGGGTTCTTCTGCTCCAGCAGGGGGGCTGGCTTTGGCGGCTCCCGCGGGAGGGGGCGGCGGTGGGATTACGATTGGATTAATCACGATCCAGGCGGGATCTTACGAGGAAGGACAGGCGGCGGGTCGCGGGTTTGTGGAGGAACTGCGGAGCCGGGGGCTGATGTGAGCAAGGGAGCGGAGGCGCAGGGGAGCAGGGGAGATTGAAAGTCAAATCGTTTGATGGGCTGGCGTTGAGCCAGTATGAGATTGACGACAATATTCCGCTGGAGTTTGGCAGTAACCTGATGTCACTGCCGCGGATGGGCGGGGCCTTTGACGCGGATGGGGATGAGCAGTTCCGCAAGGCCCTGGTCATCAGCCGGGATTTTGAGCTAGTCGAAAGCAGCTACGGGGCGGTAGACACGACGCTGGACAGCCTACGGGCAAAGGCGAACCTGGGCCTGCGCTGGCTGGTGATCGAGATGCGCGACGGGAGCGAGCGCGGGACGTGGGCCAAGCTGAAGCGGGTGCAGGGGGCCTATAAGCCGGAACATTTGACCTGGCTGCCGGTGAAGCTGACCTTTGAGGCGGCCTGGCCCTGGTTTGAGCTGATCAGCGAGGTGTGGTATCTGGACACCGGGCAGGTGCTGGACGGCGGCCTGAATTTGGACCCGCACTATACCAGCCAGAGCGGGGCGGGCACGTTTACGATCAACAATACGGGCGGCGACCGGATCAGGCGGGGCCTATTGGTCCTGAAGGGACCCACTACCAGTCCGAAAGTAGAGAATGTGACGACGGGGGAGTGGGTGCAGTACGGGAGTGACCTGGCCAGCGGCGAGACGCTGGTAATTGACATCGGGGCGCAGACGGCGCTTTTGGGCGGGCTGAACGTGTGGAGCGACATGAGCATCGGGGAAATGCAGATGCGGCTTTTCAGCCTGGCGGTGGGGAGCAATTCGATTGTGTTTTTGGGCGGCGGGACGCTGGAAGTACATTGGGCGAGGGCGTACTAATTGTCAACAGAGAATTGTCAATTGTCAATTGTGAATGATAGGAGACCAGGATGACAACTGATCACCATACTCCGATAGCGACGGGGGCGGCGGCGAACGCGGCCACGTTTAATACTGTGTTTGAGCAACTTGACGCGGCGATCACGGCCGGGTTGGGCGGGGTGACTTACACCAACAAGAGCGGGAGCAGCCTGGCTGCCAATGACTCCGTGATCATTGATGTCAGCAATGATGAGGCGGTGACGACGACGACGACCCTGGGCGATAACAAACGGCCGGGGATCATTGTCAGCGGCGGCGCGGCCAATGCCGAGGTAACGGTCAGCTACCTTGGAGAAGTGACGGTGGTGGTCTCCGCCAGCGCGACGCGAGGGCAGTGGATCAAAACATCGTCGGTGGCCAAGCGGGTCAGCCCGACAAGCACGCTGGACGTGGGCGTGTTTGGAATTTTGACCACGAACAGCTCCGGCGGGGCGGGGACGACGGCCAAGGCGCTGCTGTTGGGAATGGTCGTTACGGCGCCGGGGACGCACAGCCACGCGGCGAGCGAAATTATCAGCGGCCTGCTGGCCCTGGCCAGGGGCGGGACGGCGGCGGATCTGAGCGCGACCGGGCCGGGGTACGTGAAGCAGGCGACGCTGGGAGCCGTGCTCAGTGTCGGGAGTATTGCCAGTGGGGATCTGCCGGCGGCGAGCGATACGGGCCAGGGGGCGGTGGAGCTGGCGACGAATGCCGAGGTGCAGACGGGAACGGATACGGCGCGGGCGGTGACGCCGGCCGGGGCAGCCGCTACCTACTACAAGAAATCGGAGTTTCTGAGCACCTCCGGCGGGGCGAGCGATACCGGGAAGCCGATTGTGCTGGACGCAGCCGGAAAAATAGCGGCGACGATGCTGGCGGCGGGTTATATTGACCACAGCCAACTGCTCAACCTGGCGGCGGGCGATCCGCATACGCAGTACATTTTGAAAAGCCTGCTGACGACCAAGGGCGACCTGATTGTGCGCGACGCCTCGGGGCCGCAGCGGCTGGCGGCCGGAGCGGAGGGCCAGGTGCTGGCGGTGAACGCGGCGGAGCCGACCGGGCTGAAGTGGATCCCGCCGGTGAGCGCCGGGGCGGGTATTCCCGGCTCGACGATTGACGCCAAGGGCGACCTGATTGTGGGTACGGCCGACGACACTTACAGCCGGCTGGGGGCCGGGTCTAACGGCCAGGTGCTGCTGGCCGACAGCAGCCAGGCGGTTGGGCTGGTGTGGTCCAACCTGCTGCAAGAGAACATTTTTATCAACGGCGGATTTGACCATTTTCAGCGGAACACGGACGACACCGGGGTGACGACCACCCGGAAGTATGTCGCCGACCGCGCGGCGGTGACGACCGGAGCGGGAACATTGGCCCACGTGCAGCGCAGCACGACGGTCCGGACCGGGGCCAGGTCAAAATACAGCCTGCAGCTCGATGGGGCTGTCGGGGTGACGACGGTGGATATTGACCAGCGGATTGAAGCGGCCATGGCCGGGCTTTATAAGCGGCAGGTCTATTTTAGCGTTTACATCTACAATGGCTCCGGGGCGGCATTTACGCCCAAATTATTTGTCTCGACCCCGTCGGTGGCCGACAATTGGACCAGCAGCACGGTTCGCAACGGCGGCGGGTCGGGCGAGGATTTGCAGAGCTGCGCGGACAGCGCCTGGACTCAGATGACCTGGTCGGCGGACATCAGCAGTTACACAAATATTGACAACGGGGTGGAGTTCAGGCTGCAAATTCCGAGCGGGAGCCTGGTGGCCGCGGATGTGGTGCGCCTGGCCGAGCTGAACTTGGTACCGGGCGGGGTGGCGACGCCGTTTGTGGGCCGGCCGGTTGGGATTAGTTTATTGCTATGCCAACGCTATTATATCAAATCGTTCGCCCAGGCGACCACGCCGGCGCAAAATGTGGGAATTAACACTTCGACCTTTACCTACACGGCGCACACAGCCGCTGCGGTTGTGAACCGCAGCCCGTTCATTCCCTTTCCGGTGATAATGCGGACGAACCCGACGATTGTGACATATAATCCGGGGGCTGCTAACAATCAGGCGCGAGATCAGAACGCGGCGGCAGATTGTTCCAGCACGGCGACGCTGGCGACGGAGCGCGGGATCCGGGTGGTGGCCACGGGTGCGGCCGGGACGGCGGTGGGGAATTTGCTGGAAGTTCATTACACGGCAGATGCGGAGTTGTGAGATGTATCAATTAACGGATTTTGGAGTGATCCGGCTGGCGGATGGGGCGGCCATCCCCGAGGATCCTGGAAATGTAGACTATCGAGAGTACCTGGCCTGGCGGGCCGCGGGAAACAAGCCTGAACCGGCAATTTCCGATTTATGGCAGGACATCCGGGCGCGGCGGGCCAGCCTGCTGGCGGCCTCGGATTGGACCCAGGTGGCCGATGCGCCGCTGGATAAGGCGCAGCAGGCGGCCTGGCGGGCCTACCGCCAGAAATTGCGCGATCTGCCCCGGGGGGCTGCCGATCCGGGGGCGGTCGTCTGGCCGGAGCCACCCGGATAAACTATGGCCAAGACCCTGCTGGCCGTTGTGGTTATGACCCTCTTTTTGTGGCCCCAGGCGGCTAAAGCCAATCTACGCTACAATTTTGTGATTTTCCTGACCGACGACCAGCGCTGGGACACGCTCTGGGCAATGCCCGTGGTGCGGACCCGGCTGGCCAGCCGGGGGGTGACGTTTCAAAACGCCTTCACGACAACGCCGGTGTGCTGTCCGAGCCGGGCCAGCCTGCTGACCGGCCAGTATGCCCACCATCACAAAGTGCTGAATAATGCTGTTGGGATGTGGGGGCTTAATCAGTTTGATACCCTGGCGACCAATTTGCAGCGGGCGGGCTGGCGGACCGGTTTCACCGGCAAGTACATGCACGGTTACAGCCCCGGTTATATCCCGCCGGGCTGGACGATGTTTGTGGCAGGCGAAAATGGCGGGCAGCTCCTGGACTGGCGGCGCCTGCGGAACATTACCACCGGCAGCAGCCTGCCGGGCGCGGCGCGGCTGGGTGCGACCTACGACGTTGACCGCTATCTGACTTTGCATCACCAGGATGTGGCCCTGGATTTTTTGGATCGTTACGGTCAAAGGCCGTTTTTTTTATTCATTTCGACTTACGCGCCCCACACCCCGGCCACCCCGCAGCAGGGCGATATGGGCCTGTTTGCCGATTACATTTACCGGGGGCGGGGCTACGGCGAAGCGGATCTATCCGACAAGCCGGCCTGGCTGCGAGCGGCGGCGATTGACGCTTTGAAACCCAGTGATGAACTTAACCGCAACCGGCTGCGCTCGCTGCAATCAGTGGACAGGATGGTGGGGGTCATTCTGGACAGGCTGGCCGCGCTGGGCGTGCAGGACAGGACGGTGGTCATCTTTGCCAGTGACAATGGGGTGAGCTGGGGGGAACACCGCTTTTATGACAAGGGCGCGCCTTACGAGGAAGTTATCAGAGTGCCGCTGATTGTGAGCGTGCCAGGCCCTGCGCCGGCGACCCCTGAGAGTGGCCGAAGTGCCGCCCGTAGGGGTGCGCGGGTTGAAAGCAAAATGGCCCTGCTGATTGACATTGCCCCAACAATTTACGAGCTGGCCGGCCTGGTCCATCCGGCTGATGGGCGGAGCCTGATCCCGCTGCTGGCTGATCCGCAGGCAGCCTACCCCTTCGGGCGGCCCTTCGGCCACTCCCAAGCGTCGTCCGAAGCGTCGTGGCGTGAAGATTTTATTATCGAGGCGTTTGGGTATCTGGAGTGGGGTTTTGAGACGGATGGGATCTGGCAGGGGGTGCGTTCGGAGCGGTGGAAGTACGTGAGGTGGAACGACGGCGAGGTGGAACTTTATGACCTGCAAAACGATCCGTTTGAGCTGGAGAATATCGCGCCGGCCAGGCCGGACGAGGTGAGGAGGCAGGAGGGGCGGCGGCTGGATCTGCTGGGCCGGATGCTGTATCTGCCGGTGGTGAGCAATGATCCGAATTGACGTGCTGGATGCGAGCGACAACAAGATAGGCGAGGGGCCGCTTCAGCCGGAAGAGGTGACGATCCGGCGCTCGCTGGACAAGGTGGGCGGCTGCGATTTTCCGGTGGCAGCGGTTGAGCCGAAGGTGGCGGTGATCGGGGCGGGGCGGAAGTACCAGATTTTCCACGCGGAATATGGCCTGCTGGGAACATTCCGACACGCGAGCCAGAGCCTGGGAGCGGCCAGCGATAAGCCGATGTTGAGGGTTAAGGCGGATGACCAGTTGATCGAGCTGGTCCATAAGAACGGTTATTTTCGCCGGAATTTCAATCATACAGCGGTGGAAAGCGTGGTGAGCACGCTGCTGAGTGTGGCCGGCTGGACGGACGGCGGCGTAGAGACGGAGATCGGCAGTACGACGGTGAGCTATGAGGGAGAGAGTATATTTGAGGCGCTGGACGTGCTGCGGGACCGTTGGGGACGGCATTTCCGGCTCGGCTCGATTGAGCGGACGCTGGATTTCGGGGCGTTGGGGGAATCGAGCGGGGTGCGGCTGATCCGGCCCGAAAGCATCCCGCGGGAGATGGAGCAGAACGGCGAGGTGGCGTTTATTGCCGGCCTGGAAATTACGGAGGAGAGCGAGGCAGTGGTCAACCGGTTGATCCCGGTGGGGGCCGGGGCCGGGACGACGCAACTGACGTTGCAGTATGTGACGGCGGCTGATACGGCTTACCCGGTGCAGTCGGGGAGCAATGCGGATGGGTCGCTGTTTTACTATATTGAGGATGGGGACAGCCAGACGGCTTACGGACTGGTGGAGCGACCGTTTGAGCGGAACGACATCCGGCCGCTGACAAACAGCACGCCGGACCTGCAAAACGCGGCCAATGCGTTATATAATGCGGCGCTGGCAGCGCTGCTAAAGTGGAAGTCGCCCCGCAGCTATTACAGCCTGACGGCGACGAAGCTGGACCCGCGGCGGCTTAAGCCGGGGGAACAGGTGCGGGTGGTTTTCAGGGGGGTGGCGCAGGCCCAGGGCCGGCCCTACAAGTGGGTGGATGTGGACGCCGATTTGTGGGTGATGGATATTGAGGAGAGCTACAGCAGTGCCGGCCAGCAGAGTGTAAGGCTGGAGGTGGCGACGAGCGATACACGACGGACCAGCGACAGCGATGTGCTGGCGAAGCTGACCCGGGACACAAAGGTGTTCAAAACACACGTGCAGCCCAATTTGACCCACAGCCCGACGGGGCCGTACGTGAAGCGGATGGATGCGACGCACACGGCGAGGTTCAATGTGCGGCTTAAAAGTGAGGTCCTGGCGATCAACCGGGCCATACTGCGCTTTCAAACCAGCTCGCTGCGCAGCAGCGTGACGAGCGTGGCCGCGGCGGGAAGCACCATTGGCAGCACGCAGGCCGGGGGCGGAGGGTCGCAAACCAGCAATTCGGGCGGGGGATCGAGTCAGAGCAGTAATTCGCAGGGGAGCCATACGCACGAGGTCACTGTTTATGGTGGCAATCCGGCGGCAGCCTATGATGTGTACTGGGACCCGGATGCACACCGGTTTGTGCTGCCCTCGGTGGGGAGTGGGGAGGATGACGGGCAGACCTCGTCTTCGGAGGGAAGCCACAACCATTCGATCAATATCCCGTCGCACACGCACAATGTGAACCTGCCCAGTCACAACCATGATCTGTCTATTCCGGCGCACGGCCACGCCATGAGCTATGGGCTGTTCGAGGATTCGGCGGTTCCGCAGAATATCCGGGTGGCGATCAACGGAGTGGACCGGACGGCGGCGCTGGGCGGGCCATGGTCAACGGGCGGCGGAGGCGGGGGACTCAGCGGCCAGGCAGTGGGGCCGGTGGATATAGAGAAGGAGATCACGGCGTATTTGAACCGGGGGCAGGACAATACGGTGACGTTTAGCTGCTCCGGGGGGCGGGGTGAGGTGACGTGCCTGGTGGAGTGTTTGCTGACGATCCAGGCGATTGTGGTGACATAAGGGGCCGGATTTTACCGCAGAGGTGAATTATGATCATTATTCTGCAATCAATTCTGCAACGGAGCATAGAAACAGGGCAGCCGATGAGCCGGATTGT